ACAAGACCGACATTACCCCAAGTGAATTCTCATTCGTTTCTGAGGATCTATATGACATTTATTATAAGCCTTATGTTGAAGATTTGATTTCTGCTGAAAACAAGATCTATTCTTGTAAGATTTATTTATACCCACAAGAGATTCAAGATTTGAGATGGGATGAAAAGATCCTAATCAACAACACTTATTTTAGAATCAATAGAATTAGTAATTACAATATTGCCGAACCATCAATCTGTGACATTGAGTTAATTAAACTCACCAAAGATTACCCTGGTCACAGAGTTTTATATTATGATCTACTCCCTTGCACAGGTGGAACAGAACTTCATTCCAATTCGGACCTCAATTACCATTTATATGCTTATGCAGGTAACTATGTAAAACTCTTTGATTTGAGTAACAATTATTTGGGTTGTTATAATGTTCAAATTGGAGAATATAATTCAGGTTACACATATAATCAGTATTATATTGGATCAGCCTTTACATCGAATCTTGTAAATGTTTATTCTGACTGCGGATGTTCAGGAAGAACAGCATTTACTATTGTTCAAGAAGAGCCAGGAGAGGACAGAGAATTTGTTTATGCGGCTACAGGATGTAACACATCAACTCAATATATTCTCAACTCAACTGTGGGGTCATTAGAGACCACTGGTTTGGTTTATAAAATTTATGACCCGTTTACCTTCACAGAAGTTTGCGTGTCAGGAATCACACCGTATTACACCACAATAACGAATTATAACCTTGTGTCAGGATTTACAAATTGTTCTGAATGTGCTTGTGTTCAATGTTTCTCATATACATTCGGACCAGCAAATTCAAATGGACTTGTTGAATGGTTGGATTGTGATGGAATTGTTTCTGATGCATATGTTGCTCAAGGTGAGTTTTACAACATCAGTTGTGCAAGACAAGGAACAGTTTATGGAGATGGTCATGTAACAGTTGGAACAAGTTGTTTCAATGGATGCATCACACCGACACCCACTCAAACTTCTGTCACTCCGACACCCACCCCCACAAATCAACCTACGCCATCAGTAACACCAACAAATAATCCCACCCCGACGCCGACGCCAACTGCAGGTGGAGATTATTTATATTATTACGCAGATGAATACCAATGTCAGTGGCCTGGTTGTTCATATGTAACAAGTGGGGTCTTGGTAAGAATCGGAACAGCATTCCCATTAACAGTTGGTTATTACTATAACGATGTCTCTGTTTCAGGATTTGTTTATTTGATCACAGGACCAGCAACGCCAGGAAGTGCTGTGGATCTAATTTTACCTGGTAATGTAAACTGTAACCTAACCTGTAGTCTATAAAATATTTAAAGTATGAGTTGTGTAGTTTATAAAAATGATGGTCCTTATTCAGGTTCAATAGAAATCTCAGGAACAACTTGTGCGGGTTCAACAGGATGGTTTTATTTGAACTTTGGAGATTCCATATGTATGGACACATCTCAACCTTTATTCACTTGTGATTATTTCAAGATTGAAGGACCTTGTAACACACCAACCAATACCCCAAGCCCAACAAGAACTCCAACGCAAACGCCAAGTTTGACTCCGAGCACAACTCCAAATGTCTGTCAAAGATTTAGAGTTGATTTTGCTGGTGGAATACCGAGTGCATATTATAGTCTTTATCAACCGTATACTCCTGGTTATACATCTTGGAATGGTTTTACAGGTTTGAGTGCTTCATGTGTTTTTGTTTGCTCAGCAACTTCTGCGGGAACACAATATGCTGTTTTCAGAAATGAAACAAATCCGAATTACTTTGCAATTTATAATGAGCAAGTCGGAAAATTTAGGTTCTGGCAATTTCCAACTTTTAGTTCTTGTGGTTACTCATGGAATTGTGGTGGGGTATTGTATGGAGCGATCCCAACAGGTTTCACTTATAATGGTTTGGTTTACCCAACATCGGGAATTTTTCCAGCAGCACCTGGAAGTCAAGCAGGTGTTATAACAGGAATAACTTATGACAACTGTTACCCAATAGTTACACAAACAATGACTCCAACTAACACGAACACACCAAGCATCACTCCATCAAATACAGCAACACCGCAAAATAGTGCAACACCAACCGTAACTCCTACTAATACAACTACAGTCACTCCGACCAAAACTGCAACACCAAGCATAACTCCGAGTAATACACCAAGTGGATCAAGTGGCAATCTTTATGTTTATGCAAAATACCAAAATGCAGAACAAATTTTACAATACCAAGTGAACGGAGGCTCAGTTATACAAATTGGTAATATTGATTCTCTAACCTGTCAATATTTTTATACAATAACAGGACTCACAAATGGAGATTCCATTGATTTCACTACACTATCAACCTGTGTATTAGCACAAAGTAATTCTACTTGTCCGAACACTGGTTTCAGTTGCACACAGAATTATGTTTTTCCTGGTGGGAATCAATACATCTATATTACTGTCGATGGATCAAATTGTTGTTAAAAATTATACACATGATGAAATTTATATTTGAAAATGGGGAAGAGGTAATAACTCCATCCGAGCCAAAAACAATAAACCTCAATATAGAGGATCTCAAAGATTTGTTTCCAACCCTTGTTGACAACAAACATCTTTTTGAGTTCTTGAATTTAACAAAAGATGGCTACGAAAAAGAAAGTTGAAGTTGATGTAGATGTGCAAGTCGAACTTGAACCGAGTCTTAAACAACTTCGTGAATTAAAAAAACAACTTAAGGAAACAGCGGCAGGATCTGAAGATTTCAAGAGACTAACCGCTCAGATTGATGACATGGAAGACTCCCTCAAGGGAGCAAAACAAGGAGCCACAGACTGGATTGATTCTCTTGAGAATGCTGGTGGTCCACTTGGAATGGTCGGAAGAGGAATCAACCAGATGAAGGTTGCATTCACCTCATTCAATACTGCTCTCAAAGCATCGATCATAGGTCTTATTGTTGCCGCTCTTGGAGGTCTCGTTGCAGCATTCAGTCAGAATGAAAATGCAATGAAGAAACTTCAACCAATCTTCATTCAATTACAAAGAATACTTGGTGGAATATTCAGAGCACTTGAACCAGTCCTTGATGCTTTCGTTGAATTTGCATCTGCTGTTCTCCCTTATGTAACAAAAGGTATTGGAATATTCTATTCTGCTCTTGTTGGGTTATTCACTTACATCAAGGAAGCAGGAACTGGTGTATTCAAATTTTGGAAAGGTTTATTGACATTGGATTTCACAACAGTTGGCGAAGGTGTCAATCAGATTGCAGGATCATTCCAAAAAACTGCTGAAGCATATGGTGCTTCGATGAAGAGATTCGAGGCGGGAACGAAAGAACAAACGAAAATTGAGAAAGAACAATCTGCTGAAAGACAAAAGAATGCTGAAGATGCAGCAAAGAAAGCAGAAGAACTTAGAAAACAACAATTAGAAAAACAAAAGTCTGATCTTGATGCCAAAATCAAATTAGAAACAGACAAAGAAAATACAAGTCGAGACAATCTCAAGAAACTTTTGGATCAGAGAATGAATCTCGAACTCCAAAACAAAGAACTTACTGAAGCAGAAAAAGAGGTTATAAGACAAGAGTATGCCAAGAAATTGGAAGATGCATTAAATGCAGATGCTGAAAAAGAAAAGAAGAAAAGGGAAGCGGATCTCGATGCAAAGATTCAACTTGAAATCGACAAAGAAAATACGAGGAGAGAAGAACTTAAAGTTCTCCTTGACGCTCGGATGCAAGAGGAACTTTCCAATACTGAACTTACAGAAGCACAGAAGGAAGTAATCAGAGCCAAATATGCAAAACAACTTGAAGACGCATTAAAGGCTGATGCAGAGAAAAGAAAGAAGGACAGACTTGATGAGTTACAAAAAGGTCTTGATGACGCAAAAGGTAACTATGAAGAATCACTCAAAGCATACCAAGCCCTCCAACAAGAACTTACAAATTCAACTGAGTATTCTGAACAAGAGAGAGTTCAATTAAGAAAGAGTTATTCAGATCAGATTCTCGCCATTATTGACAATCAATTTGCTGCTGAAACCTTAAAGATTGAAAACAAATATGGTGAATTCGCAAGATTTGACGCAGCATTTTATGAAGAACAAAGAAATGCACTTCAAAATCAAAATGAACAACTAAAAACCCTCAGAGCGAATAATGCAATCTCTGAAGATGAGTTTAATAAGAGATCCGCAGCAAACTCAAAAGCAAAAAGGGAACTCGACAAACTTGAAGTAAAATCACAACAAGACAAAGTTGGTCTTATTTCTGATGCTCTTGGAAATCTTTCCAACATTGTTGGTAAGGACACAGTTGCTGGTAAAGCGTTTGCAGTTGCGAAGGCAACAATCGACACTTACCAATCTGCAGTTTCAGCCTACAAATCTCTTGTTGGTATTCCTGTAATCGGTCCAACACTTGCAACCATCGCCGCAGCAGCGGCTATCGCTTCAGGTATTGCTACAGTTAAGAAGATTGTTGCAGTTCAGGTTCCTGGTGGACCTGGCGGTGCTTCAGGATCCATTCCAACAACTCCTGGTAACACACAAACATCTCCACCGCCAATTCAGGTCAATGCAGTTGCCCCAACAAAAAAGGCTGCTGGTGGACTTGTAAGAGGACCAGGAACCTCAACCTCAGATTCAATTCCTGCACTTCTGAGTGATGGGGAATTTGTTGTTAATGCAAGATCAACACAACTATTTAGACCACTCCTTTCAGCAATAAATGCAACGGCAGGAATGCCTCAATTTGCTGTGGGTGGTCTTGTTAATGGTAGAATGAAAAAAGATCCTGACAATTCAGAAAGAATTGCTCAAGCAGTTGAACAAGCATTTGGAACAACTCCGATCAGAACTTATGTAACTGCGGCTGACATTTCAAACCAACAACAATTCGACAGAGTAATTAAATCTCGTTCTCTGATTTAAAATGTGGGAATAAATTAATTTTTTAATATTTATTTTTAATGAATCCAACAAGAATTGTTGAATTATTCATCGATGATGAATTCGATGAGAGTGGGATTGAAGCAATCTCACTTGTTTCACGCCCTGCACATGAGGAAAAATGGGTTGCTTTCAATGATGATGTTGAAAAGTTGGAACCCGAATACATTTATAAGGAAGATGACTTCTGTGATCACAACCCCAAATTAAATGAATTGGGAGAACCATATTCTCAACTGATCAATGAAGGTTGGGAAGTATTTAAGGTTGAGAAAATAACCCCTGCAATGGTCAGGAAAATGGCTCAGGAACGATTCTCAGATCCCAATGGAACTTCATTCCTTGACAACGATCAATATAGAATAAGATTTAAGTATGTTGGACCAAGAGATGAGAAGAATAGAAAGTTCTGTGCTGACATGCTCGCAAAGAATAGAGTATACAGACAAGAAGACATTGATGATCTTACTGATTCTGTAGCAAATCCTGATTTTGGATTCTACAATATATTTCTTTGGAGAGGATCATTTAACTGCAGACATACATGGGTTAAACTATGGTATGCTCCAACAGGTAAGATTAGAAACTCTGGTTCATCAACCAAAGGTCTTGAAAGAGGTCCTGAATCACAATCATCAGGAATTCAACCTGACACAAGACCAGAAGCAACAATTAACTCACCAAATCCATCTAAGCAGTGGAAGCCAGGAATGCCAAGAACAGGACCAAATTTATTTGCTGAAGATGGTTTGGAAAATGCTTGTTGGCCTGGTTATGAAGCAATTGGAACAAAAGAACTTGATGGAAAAACAGTTCCGAATTGTGTGCCAATCAAAATGACGGAAGATGATTTTGCTGATGTGATTTCTGATTACCCCGAAGGAGTTAAAGAAGCGGCACAAAGAGCAGTTTCTTACGCAGAAAAGAATGGATGGGGATCATGTGGAACTGGTGTTGGGAAGCAGAGAGCATCTCAACTCAGCAAAGGTGAAAACATTTCAGTTGACACCTTGAAACGCATGTATTCTTACCTGTCGAGACATAAGGCAGATCTCACATCATCAAAAGATTATTCTGATGGTTGTGGAAAGTTAATGTATGATGCTTGGGGCGGAGAAGCCGGACTTAGATGGGCTGAAAGAAAACTTTCTCAACTTGAAAAAGAGAAAATGACCTTTGCTGTTGCAGATGAAGAAAAAAGAATTCTCATTGGTGCAGCAATGGTTCCAAATAAAATGATTCATCGTTATGATGCTCTTGGAAATCTGTATTATGTATTTTTTTCAAAGCAATCTATTAGAAAACTCGCTGACAAATTCTTGAAACAAAAAAGGGTTGATGAGACATCAATAGAACACAACGGTATTAAACTTGGATCAGACAAAGTATACATAACTGAATCATGGATTTCTGATGATCCGATCAAGGACAAATCAAACCTATATGGTTTTGAACTTCCTGCGGGATCATGGTTTGTTCAAATGAAAGTGGATGATCCACAGGTTTGGAAAGCAGTTAAAGAAAATAAATTGACTGGTTATTCAGTGGAAGGTCTCTTCGCTGAAAAATCGGTGTTCTCAAAACAAGATGAGAAAATAAACCAAATAAAGCAAATACTAAAATCAATTACAGATGAATAGTAAACAAGCAATAGACAGAATAATGAAGGTTCTCGGACTTGCACCTCAATCGTTCTATGAAGCAAAAACTGAACAAGGGATTGCTGTTAAGATCGATGGAGACTTGGAAGTTGGAGCACCAATTTATGTGTCTACTGAAGAGGGTATGATCCCTGCTCCCGCAGGCACCCACAAACTTGATGACGGTTCTGAAATTGAAGTCGATGAAGATGGAAAGGTTTCCAAAATCAAAATGGGTGACATGGAGATGGAGAAAACTGAAGATCAAAAAATCGAGGACAAAAAAAAAGAAGAAGACATCAAAGACGAAACTATGTCTCAGGTTGAATTGGAATTTGGCGATGTTAAATTGAAAGACGGAAAAATCATAAGAGTTGGTGGTGAAGAGCCAGCAGCAGGTCTCCATGTAAAAGTGGTGAGTTATGATGGAACCCTTTCTGCCATCGCTGACGGAGAATACGAAACTGAAAATGGAAAAGTTATTTCCATTGTTGGTGGAGCAATTCAAGGTGTTCAATCAATCAAAGACAAAGAAGCATCTGCTGGTAAATTTGTTGAAGCAAAATCTTATGATGGAGCAATTTTGGAATCCCCAACTTTTGATGTGGGTGAAACAATCGATGTTGTAAAAGACGGAGAGAAGTCACCAGCACCTGATGGCGAACACCAAATTATTCTAAAAGATTCTGAGGGCAACGATGTGAAAATAAGAGTTAAAGTTCAAGGCGGAAAAATCACCGAGAGGGAAAATGTTGAAGAAGCACAACCTGAAGGGGAAGATGAAATGATGAGCGCTGTTGAAATAGCAGAAATTTTCTCTCAAGCACTTAAGAAACTCGAAAACAAGATCGACGCAATCTCAACAAAACAAGCGGAACTTGACACAAAATTCCAGAAGTTCTCAAAAGAACCTGCTGGTGAAAAGGTTTATAATCAAAAAACCATAACAGAATCATTCTCTTCATACGATCGTATGGATCAATTCAAGAGATTGAGAGAGGCAATGTCTCATAAAAACTAATAAATAAATAAAAAAAATAAGATGAAAAAGAATCTTTCAAAAATGTCATTCAACTACGACTTAGGTGGGTTGAGTTCATATGTGGATCAGTTGAACTCAGACATCATCTCTGAAGCGGTGCTTACCCCTCAGACAATGAAGTATGTTAATGTGATCCCTGGAATTAAGGGCACGATGAATGTGAACCTTCTTTCTGAAACTCTCGCAGTTCAGACTGGCACAACTTGCGGATGGTCTGATCAAGGTGATGTAACATTCGAAGTTGCACCACTTACAGTTCAAGCACTTAAAGTGAATCAATCACTTTGTTTGCAAGAACTTAATACCCTCTGGTTAGGTCAATACCTAAACGCAGGATCTTACAATGAAAATGTTCCATTCGAACAAGCAATTGTTGATCTTCAAACAAAGCAAATCAAGCGTTATAACGAAGATTTGTTATGGAATGCATCTTCTGCTACTTCAGCGTTCTCTGGTTTCATTGAACTTTTAAACAACACAGCTGGTGTTGTGACTCCAACTGGATTTACATTCACACCACTTTGTTCAGTAACAGGTTCCTCTGTAACTGAGAAGGCTTATAACACTTTAGCTCAAATCGACAAAATCATCGATGGTTTCGACAGAAACATCTATGGTAGAGAAGATCTTGTGATCTTCATGAGTCAGCAACAATTCAAGTGTTACTTGGTTGCAATCAGAAATGTGAACAACTTCCATTTCTCTGAACCAACATTGGGTCAAGTTTATGAAGTATTCCATCCTCAAACTAACATTAAAGTTGTTGGTGTTCCTGGTCTTAACGGATCTAATTTGATCGCAGGTGCTCCTCAACAATATTTCCTTGTTGGAACAGACTTAATGTCTGATGAGGATTCTTACAGAATGTGGTGGTCACAAGACTTCCAAGAAGTAAGAATGGCAGTTAACTGGAAACTGGGCACAAGCATCGCTTTTCCTCAGTTCTTTGTAACTAACGGTCTTTAATAATTTATGGTGGGGAGTTCATCTCCCCATCATTTATAAAACATAAACTAATCTAATAAATCAATATAAAAATGGCTTGTAATTTAAATGCTGGAATTGCGTTAGGTTGTAGAGATGCGGTGGGTGGCGTTCAGACAGTTTGGATGACAGACTTCGACAATGTCCTTTCTCTTACTCAATCAACTGGTGACACAATCACACAAATTTCAGGAACAGGAACATATTACAAATTCGAGTTGATCAGAACATCATCTCAGTTTACTGAGACAGTGAATGCGTCACTTGAAAATGGAACTGTATTTTATACTGGCGAGTTAGTTCTTTACTTCAATAAGTTGGATCAAGACAAGAGAAATATTCTTAAGACCTTGGCTCAATCTCCACACCTTTCAGTTGTAATGGAAGACAATACAGGACAATATTTCTATTTGGGTCAAACCTATGGAATGTATGTTTCTGCTGGTTCTTCTGTAACAGGCAAGGCACTTGGTGATCAGAACGGTTACAATATTACTCTTCAATACCTTGAACCAAATCCGATGAATGAACTCTCTGGAGCACTTTCATCTGTTGCGGCAGGAATTACTGTTCAGTAATCAAATAAATTAAATCACAGGGGGACTTTTTGTCCTCTTGTGATTATTTATATTCAGATGCTTCTACTCAAAACCAATCAACTTAATAAGATCATCTGCACTGTTTCACAGAATGCAGAACTGGCAACACCTGAATGGTTATTCTCCTTTACTCACAAGATGAGCAAAGAGAGGGTGACATTTATTTTGCCCAATCTTTCCACACATCAAATCCGTTATGATCAGTTTGAATTCACAGAAGGACAAGGTGTTGGTCAAATAGCCTTTCCATATGAAGGTCAATACATCTATGGGATTTATGAGCAGTATTCAGGATCAACAAATTTGGATCCAGCGCTTGCTTATAACAAAGTTGAATCAGGTTTGGCTCTTCTTGTTGCAGGATCTGCAATGACAACAAATGATTATTACATTGAGTATATTTCAAATGATGAGGACAACGCAACAATAATTTTTGCTCCTGGTGAACTTGTCCCTCCTTCTGCTACTCCAACCAATACTCCATCACAAACACCTTCACAAACTCCACCACCGAGCGCAACTCCAACTCCGAGTATTACTGCATCGAACACAGCAACTCCCACTGTTACGCCAACTAATACATGCACTCCAACCCAAACTGTAACTCCAACCAAAACAAGCACTCCAACAAACACACCGACAAGAACTCCAACAAATACTCCATCAATTACTCCTACCAATACAGTAACAAATACTCCGACCGTGACTCCGACAAATACTCCAAGTGTCACCGCAACTAACACTCCAACGCCGAGTATTACGGCTTCTGCAACTGTAACTTTAACACAATCTCCGACAGGAACAAACACTCCAACGCCAAGTATCACTGCTTCAAATACAGCAACCGTGACGCCATCTAATACTGCAAGTGTTACCCCAAGCATTACTGCTTCAAATACAGCAACACCAACTCCGAGTATTACGGCAACTAATACAATGACTCCAACTCCAAGTATTACTGCGTCAAATACACCGACCCCGACTCCGACTGTTACATCAACACAAACTAACACACCAACCCCAAGTATTACAGCATCCAACACTCCGACTACCACGCCAACCAACACACCAACTAATACGGTCACTCCAACTAACAGTGCAACTCCAAGTAATACACCTGTTCCCACTAACTCACAAACTCCTTCTGTAACGCCAACGAATACAGAAACACCAACTCAGACCCCAACTAATACTAATACACAAACAGCAACTGTAACGCCTACGCCTAGTATTACACCATCCACTACATTTATCAGCGGAACTACAGAAGCAGAAACTTATTTGGCAGCAGTTCTCGCTGGTGGGGGAACAGGCATAACTGCAACCATTTCTGGAGCAACAATCACAATGTTTC